TACAACACCATTGGTGGGGTTTGGGAAGCCAGAACTCACCTTGGTAGTTATATCCAAGTACCCATGCATTGGAGAGATGAAGATGGAAGACAATTTTTTCAGTAAACTTGGCTTTTTCCTATGCGTAATGGCTTATATTGTTGTTTTTGGCGTGATAATCATTGGAGGGTTAAAGCTCATTGGATGGTTAATTTGGGGGTAAACCAGGATGTCAACATCAGACTTAGATAAGATTTGTATAATAACTGCATTTACGATTGTTTTACTTGTATTTATGATTTTATTGATTTAAAACAAAACGGAGGAATTTTGATGGAAATTGATATAGAAAACATACTATGCATTGGTGGAGTCATCGGACTCACAGGAGCAGCCCTATACTTCGGAGTAACTGAAAACGCAATCGTAACCCTTGGAATAGGGGTTATTGGTGGTTATTTAGCAAAATCATTAACATCTGAGAGCTCAGAATCAGCATAAAAAACATAACAAACATACAAAACTTGAATGTTTAGTATGTAAACGGGGAGTAGGAGCACACCCCACTCCCATGATATACAATGACACCACAACCACATAAACCTATCGACTGCCCCGCACACCCCGCCGTAAACGACGACCTAACACTAATCAAATACGAACTGGGAATCAAAGAACAAAGAAACGGTGAAAGAGACCGCCAAATCAAATACGCTTGGAACAGGATAAACGGCATAGGTAAAAAGACAGAGCAAGAGGACAACACACTAAGGGAAGACCTAAACAAAGTAAAAGAAGATGTTAACACGCTTAAAGTAGATATAGCAGTGATAAAACAAGCAGTCCTCCAGGATGAGAAAAACAAAGACCGTAAATGGAGCAGGAAAGACAAAATTATCACAGGTGTCACTGTTGGTATTATTATATTCCTTATCACCTTTTTTATTGAATTTAACTGGAAAACCTTTATTTTGGGGATTTAACCATGTTTAACACCGTCTTAATACCTTACATCGATAAACCAGTCACCACAACAGACCACACCCTTATGCTACTGTACCAACGCCAAAAATGGCGACTAAGACAAATACGACTTAATAGAGATTTTTAGAAGTGATTAGAATGGCAGGAGGCAGACCAACCAAACTTGATGATAAAGTTACAATAGAGATATGTAAACTCATTGAGCTTGGAGTAACACCACCAGTGGCAGCCGAATGCTGTGGAATAACCAGACAGACCTATTACAACTGGATGGAACGAGGACAAAAATCCAAACGAAAGAGCCAATATCAAGAGTTTTTTTACAAAATAGAAGAATCTAAAGCCCTTGCGGTTAAGGATTGTGTATTGAAAATAAGAGATTCTAAGGACTGGAAAGCCCTGGCGTGGCTTTTAGAACACTTAGATAAGTTTAATTATGGAACAGTCAAAAAACTTGAAGTTGAACATAGTGGTAAGATTGAGACAGAAAACCGCTATAAACACACCATTGAATTAATAGGCACTGATGAGTTCAGAGAACAGGAATTAGGGGTTTTAAATGCCATCAGTGAAAAACAAGAAGAAGATAAATCGTGAACTACATTATGGTATAGGTACTTATGCAATAGAAGCATCACACAAACGATGGAAACCTCTTAAACATTTAATTATATGTATAGAATTACTTTTATTTTTGGTTCAAGGAAGATTGAACCGTTTAATGATATTCATGCCACCACGGCATGGTAAAAGTGAATTAATAAGCCAATACTTTCTCTCATGGTACCTTGGAACATTCAAAGACAAAAGAGCAATCCTAACCAGTTATGGTGCGGGGTTCGCTGCTAAATGGGGAAGACTAACCCGTGACCTTTTAAAACAATATGGAACTGAAATGTTCCTATCTGATGTTCTAATCAAAGATGACAGCCAAGCAAGTCACCGATGGGATATTAAAGGACACAAAGGTGGACTAATCACCGGAGGTAGTGGTGGTCCTATCATGGGTGAGGGTGCCAATCTATTCATCTTTGACGACCCCCATAAAAACATAGAAGAAGCCCGTAGCCCGACTTATCAAGAGAAAGCTTGGGAATGGTACCTTAACGTTGCTTTACAGCGTGTAGAACGTGACCTTTACGATATGGTTGCGGGGGCAATGGTTTACATAGCTCAACGATTAGATGTTAATGACCTGGCAGGGCAAATATTAGACGCAGAACCACATATAGATGCAGTAGAAGCTCTTGAAATATTACGCAATGGCGGATCAATACCAGAAGGAACATGGGTAGTTCTTAACTTCCCATTAGTATGCGAAGACTCAGAGAATGACTTGTTGGGTCGTGAAGTTGGAGAAACGATTTGGAATGACCGTATTAATAGTAAAGAAGCCCAACACCTACGAAATACAATGGGAGAATTCCGTTTCAATGCAGTTCACCAGGGAGAGCCAAGAGAACGTGAAGGCAAATATCTAACTAATGACACTCTTGAGATTGTTGAAACCTTACCAATTAATTTAAACCAACAGATCCAGTGGGCTGATCTTGCATGGACATATTACCCTCCAGAAGTACCACTCAAACAAAGGGGTGCTGCCACCGCCATAGTCCGTATAGGATTGTCTCATGATAGGAAATTGTATATAACTTATTTTGATGAGTTCTGGGAAGAAAGCGACACTGTGATGGGGAATATAATTGACAGTGCAAGGAGTGGTGGGAAACAAGTTAAATACTGTATTCCACAAGACCCTGGAGCAGGTAAAGGTGTTGTTAAGAGTTACAGCATACAATTACCCGGTTATAACTTTGAAGGCATCATTGAACCTACTAATATGGATAAAGAGATGAGGGCAGAAGCTCCAAGTAATTGGGGTAAGGTGAATAAGATTTATATTTACCGTAATGCCCCTGGACCTAATATGATTGCTTATCATGGCAGTGTCGATGAGGCAATGAAACGGTTTAAAACATGTCTTACTAGTTTTCCTAACCACAAACACAAGGATTTTATGGATGCTCTGTCTGGGGCGTTTAGTGCCTTGGATATTCCAGAAGAAGAAGAAAACGTTGGTTTCGGTATTATAATTTAACTTTTACTTATTTTTTACTAGTTTTTTTGAATGGAGAATACATATATGAGCTACATTGGACGCATAAAGAACAGCCTACCACGCATGGGTAGGGCAATCACCAACGCAACAAGCCCGACACGTGACACTGGTGTAGGTGGCTATGGTGTAACCCTACAATCAGGCAGTACGGATGTCAAAGACCCTAAAGACTTAACAGACCTAACACTTGTCAACAAGACCATTAAGAATGCCCGAACGGCTGTTGAAATAGATCCAACCACATTCTCCAGCGTCCTAAGCCAAGTCATTCTCACTAACAAAGAATATAAGATTGTTGGTGATGAAGATGCAGACCCTGATGCCGTGGCTCATATCGAACAGAAAGCCAAGGAATGGAACCTTGAAGAAAGTCGTATTACCACCACATGGAAGGGCTTGATTGATGGCAGATGCTTTATTGAGGAATACTTAGACCCTTATAAGACAACAATAGACAGCATAGTCCACCTAGCTTTTGATGAAGACTATTACAATTTCCTTGAGATACCAGACCCCCAGACTGGCAGACCAGCCGGTTATATGCAGAAAGCCAAGATATGGACCATCCCCGACAACTGGGAAACGGAATCATTTGAAACATTACAAGACCCACAGTACACTGAGAAGGACATAGCGTTCACTCCAGACCCTCAGACTGGCTGGCTTAACGTGTTCATGCCCCGACTATTCCAAGGTGACGGGAACAGTGAAGGATTTGTTTTTAAAGTATTAGATGACGTTTATTGTCTTAAATCGATTAAGAACATCATGCCTGATGCTGCAAAGATGGCAGCCAACACCGTTAAAGTACAAGTAGGGAACAAGGACTTTGCATTTAAACCATATAATGATGCCGATACCGTAGAAGAAAAGATAACCAAATCCCAGACACGTATGGAAGATATTGGGAATAGTTTTGCAGACAAGTTCAAGAAACAAGTTATACTCCACGATGGAAGCGTATCGGCTGAGATGTTAGGTAATGGTAATCTCCCAGAGCTTGAAAGATACATTAACGTGTTTAAACAAGAGATTAGGTCATCTTTACAGACCCCTGATAGCCGGTTTGAATCAGCATCTTCAAATAGAGCGGTAAGCCAGGAACAGATGAGTGGAGACACTGGGCAAGTTAAAATCCTTGACTACTTCCGTAAACAGTTCTTAGACCCTTATTATGAACGTTACCTTATTGACTATGAGTTAAAGCTGGCTGGTTACGAGGACAGCATGGGAATGATTCACTTCTCCTATGAAGATGAAAACAAAGAAGATGAGTTAACATCAGCCCAAATAGCAAATACAATACTCTCAATGCGTCCAGACTTATTCGACACCGTAGCACCTAAATACTTCCCACGAATAGCCACAGAGTTATCCAAACTTGAATCTAACCCAACAGAACCAATACAGACACCGGTAACAAACAGCATAGGCATAGTAGACCCTAATGATTACGCGGGACTTGTACTTGACATTAGAAAACAATTAAGGCGGGAAGGAATAGCAGTATGACCTCTCCAGGTGTTAATGAGCGTAGGATTAATAATATAATCCTCAAATCAGTTCACGATTACATAATCATCAACAAGCTAAGCGGAATACACCAGTCAGTCTTAGATGACAATGTAACATACTTCAACAAAGTAATGGAGAACATACGAGGAGATATTGAACGTTTAGCAGAAGAATCAGAAGACCTAACCGACTTCAAAACAAAAGTAACAAAGTATATTGAAGTCAACCCGATGAACACCGAAGCCAACCACTTAACACTATTAGATGCAGTTAAAAGCGTTAGCAACGTCTACGATGCACGCATGGGTACATCACATCTTGGAATAACATCTGATTTGGCTCGTGAGGTTGTACGTAATGACAGCACACTGTCTATGACTAACCTCGGTGAAGACATTCAATCCATGATGCGGAATAGTATCGAACAGGGAATCAACCAGAACAAGAGTATGGAGTTTATCAGGGATGAGATGAACCAGAACATTGATTCTTTGACTAAGAACCGTAGTGAGAAGATAGCACGAACAGAAACCGCCCACGCATATAATGAGGCGGAACGGATAAAAGCAGAAAACACTGGAAAGGAATATTTCATAGTGGTTAGTACTCCAACGTGTTGTGAGGATTGTTTTGATGCTTATGATGGTAATGTGTTCCATTTGCCAGAGGACGAGGACATGCTCCCGCCGTATCATCCTAATTGTATGTGTAATGCAGTCTTTTTCAAATCAGAGAGCCAAGCTGAGGATTTGAGTCAAGAGGTTTCTCATGACCGTCCTGATTTGAAAGGTGAATAATAATTCCTTTTTCATTTTAATTCTTTTAATTACTTTCTAATTTTTATTTAACTTATTGAATTAGTATTTTTGGAGGTGATCCACATCACCAAAGACATAATTAAAAAAATGAAACCAGAAAACACGCTTATTTTACTAAACACCGAACCAGAGCAAAACCCACAATACCGGATGCTCCTACAAACACCAAACAAACTACCAGCCCACGACATGGGTTATGATAGCATCACTTACAACCCAGACACCATAAAATCCAAGATAAAACAATTAGAGGGACAGTTCATCTACGATGAAACACAGACAGCCCACAACAAACGTAAAACACCTGAGAACCGTGGTAAGCGCTTTGCAAAGATAACTAACACCGGTTACTGTCCTGAGTATGGTGGTTACGCTGACATCACTGTTTTTGACCCCACCTATCATGATTTGATGAAAGAAGCCTATCAATCAGTGCAGGATGGTTTACCTCTTCATGAGGGTCCATCTACTGAGTTGAACGCTATCCAAGCCCACACTACTGATGATAATGGTTTGGTGGTTGATGATTGGGATTATCTTGGTGTGGTTTGGGATAATAACCACCGTGACAAGGCTACCGGTGTGTGTAATGTTTTAAACAGCATTAATGATTTATTGGAGGAAAATAACATGACTGACGAAGAATTTGTTCAAATTAGAAAAGAAGATTATGATAAAGCCAACTTGAAGATTGAAGAGCTTGATTCTCTGAAAGAAAAATACGCTAAAGGAGAAAAACTCTATAATAAAGGATTAAAGCTCTACGAAGACCAAACAGAGGAACTTAAAAAAATAACTGCTGATCGTGACGACTTACACGCCCAACTTGTCCCAGTATGGACTAAACAAGGCGAACAGAAAGTCGAAATGGTTAACAGTATTCTAGAAACCGTACCAGAAAAAGAAAGGGACGCTAAGAAAGTAGACCTGGAAAAACT